AAAGCAGGAACGAAATCCAGCTAAAAATATTTTTTAAGGACAGAGACGTAATGAGTAATATTCTAGTAACCAAAAGAAATGGCGATAAAGAGGAAATCGACATTGAAAAACTTCACAAAGTAGTGTTTTATGCATGTAAAGATATCAATGGCGTTAGTCCGAGTCAAGTTGAAATGAAAAGTAACTTACATTTCTATAATGGTATTACTAGTAGCGATATTCAAGAAACTCTAATTAAAAGCGCAAGCGAACTAATTGATGAAGATACACCAAACTATCAGTGGGTAGCAGGTCGCCTTATTGTCTATCATATTAGAAAAAATGTTTACGGTTCATTTGAGCCTTGTCATATTAAAGAACTTGTTGAGCGTAATGTAGAAGAAGGATGGTATGATCCTGCACTACTAGAAGATTATTCTGCTGACGAATGGAATGAACTAAACGATTATATCAAACATGATCGTGACGAAAACTTTACATATGCTGCAATGGAACAGTGGCGTGGTAAGTACTTAGTACAAAACCGTGTAACCGGTGAAATTAAAGAAACACCGCAAATGGCATATATGCTTATTGCCGCTACACTATTTGCAGACTATCCACGTGAAACAAGATTAAAATGGGTAAAGGAATATTACGATGCTGTTAGCAACTTTGACATTAGTTTGCCTACTCCTGTTATGGCCGGCGTTCGTACTCCTCAGCGTCAGTTTAGCAGTTGTGTTCTTATTGAAACTGGTGATAGTCTTGACAGTATTAATGCTACTACTAGCAGCATTGTAAAATATGTATCACAAAAAGCAGGCATTGGCATTGGCGCAGGAAGTATCCGTGCACTAGGTTCTCCAATTCGTAAAGGAGATGCGTATCATACAGGTGTTATTCCTTTTTATAAAATGTTCCAAAGTGCTACTCGCAGTTGTAGCCAAGGTGGTGTACGTAATGGTGCAGCAACACTTTATTACCCAATTTGGCACTTAGAAGTTGAAGACCTACTTGTACTTAAAAACAACAAAGGCGTAGAAGACAATCGTGTACGTCATATGGACTACGGTGTACAATTTAATAAACTAATGTACGAACGTCTTATTTCAGGTGGTGACATCACACTGTTCTCACCAAGTGATGTGCCGGGACTGTATGAAGCATTTTTTGCAGACCAAGACAAATTTAAAGAACTATATGAACGTGCAGAACGTAATACACGACTACGTAAGAAAACAGTAAAAGCACTAGAACTTTTTAGCCACTTTATGGGCGAGCGTAAAGACACTGGACGCATTTACTTAATGAATGTAGACAATGCTAATACACACAGTTCATTTAAACAAGAAGTAGCACCTGTACGTCAAAGTAACTTGTGCTGTGAAATCGACTTACCAACAAAGCCACTAAATGATTTCAATGATCCAGATGGTGAGATTGCATTGTGTACACTAAGTGCAGTCAATTGGGGTAATGTTAAAAAGCCTGCAGACTTTGAACGTATTTGTAAACTTGCAGTACGTGGACTTGATGCACTACTAAGTTATCAGCATTATCCAGTAATTGCAGCAAAAATGGCTACAATGGGTCGTCGTCCACTTGGCGTTGGCATTATCAACTTAGCATATTGGATGGCTAAAAATGGAATGACTTACAGTGATCCGAACTTAGAAATGATTGACGAGTATGCAGAGGCATGGAGTTACTATCTAATCAAAGCAAGTGCAGATATTGCAGCAGAGCAAGGTGCTTGTTTGTGGAATGACCAAACAAAATATAGTGATGGCGTACTACCGATTGACACATATAAACGTGATGTAGATGAATTAGTAGCACCTCAGGAACGTATGGAATGGGATGCACTAAGAGAACAACTACGTGAAACAGGCATCCGTAACAGCACACTAATGGCATTGATGCCAGCAGAAACCAGTGCGCAAATTAGTAATGCTACAAACGGTATTGAACCGCCACGTAGTTTAGTAAGTGTTAAGCAATCAAAGCACGGTGTACTAAAACAAGTTGTACCTGGTATCCATCATCTTAAAAACAAGTATGAACTACTATGGGATCAAACAAGTCCAGAAGGCTACTTAAAGATTATGGCTGTACTGCAAAAGTATATTGACCAAGGTATTAGTGTAAACACAAGTTATAATCCTGCACACTATGATGATGAAAAGATTCCGATGTCAACTATGTTGCAACACTTAATGATGTTTTACAAATATGGCGGTAAGCAACTGTATTACTTTAACACCAATGATGGTGCAGGCGAAATAGATATTGACAAAATGGATAATTCTGCTAATGTAGAAAACAGCGATATTGTAATTAATGAAGACGAAGCATGTGAAAGCTGCGTGATATAAGGAAAAACAATGAGTGTATTTGACGTAACAAATAAAAGTAATCATACTGAAAACTTAGCATTTCTTGACCCATCGGGAGGTGTAACTATTCAACGTTATGATACTATGAAGTATCCTAGTTTTGATAAATTTACAGACAAACAATTAGGATTCTTTTGGAGACCAGAAGAAGTAGATACATATCGTGATGGTAAAGACTTTAAAAATCTAACAGCACACGAACAGCATATTTTTACAAGTAACTTGAAGCGTCAAATTCTATTAGACAGTGTACAAGGTCGTGCACCAGCAGAATCGTTTGGCAGCATTGTAAGTTTGCCAGAACTAGAGAACTGGATTATTACTTGGACATTTAGTGAAACAATTCACAGTCGTAGTTATACACATATTATTCGTAACGTGTACAACAATCCTAGTGTAATCTTTGATGAACTAATGGACATTCCGGAAATTTTAGAATGTGCAGGAGATATTTCAAAGTATTACGATGGCCTTATCGAAGCAGCAGGATACTATAACTTACTAGGTGAAGGCACACATACAGTAAATGGCAAAAAAGTTGTTGTAGACTTGCGTGATCTTAAAAAGAAACTTTGGCTTGCTATTATGAGTGTAAATATATTAGAAGGTGTAAGATTCTATGTATCATTTGCTTGCTCGTGGGCGTTTGCCGAACTCAAAAAGATGGAAGGTAATGCTAAAATCATTAAGTTTATTGCTCGTGACGAAAATTTGCACTTGGGCAGTACGCAGTTACTTCTTAAAACACTTAAAAAAGATGATCCCGTTTTTGCGGAAATAGCAAAAGAAACTGAAGAAGAATGCATCAAAATGTTTACTGATGCAGTGGATCAAGAAAAAGCATGGGCTGACTATTTGTTTAAAGACGGTAGTATGCTAGGTCTTAACAAAGAACTACTCAGCGAATATATTGAACATATTGCAATGAAGCGTATGAACAATGCAGGACTTCCTAAAATCTATAACGTAACAACTAACCCGTTACCTTGGACACAAAAATGGATTGCAGGAAGTGACGTACAAGTTGCACCACAAGAAACAGAAATTACAAGTTATGTAAATGGTGGTACAAAACAAGACGTAACAGAAGATACATTTAAAGGATTTAGTTTATAATGGAACTACTATTAACCGTTGCCTTTTGGGCACTATTCGTATATCTAATTTACAAATGGGCAGAATCAAAAGGACGTAATGCTGCAGGTTGGGCTATTGCCGCCGCACTTATTAGTCCTCTTATTGTTGGTATTGTCTTTTTGTTTGTTCCAAAAACAATTGAAAAACAAGCCGAAGAGGCTAAGTTAATGAAAAAGTTGATGGAAGAATGATTACACTTTACAGTAAACCAAATTGTCCGTATTGTACAATTGCAAAACAATACTTAGAAAAGCACGAGTTTGAATTCGAAGTAATTGACATTATGGAAAATAACGAAGCACGTGAGTTTTTGATGGCAGAAGGACATAGAACAATGCCACAAATTTATCACAAAGGTAAATTATTAATTGAAGGCGGCGGAATGGCACTACAAAGATTACAGCCAGAATACGTTCGTGAACTTATCGGAGATATTAAACTAGATGTTGGTGATTTCAAACTTTAAAAAAGGTGACACAGCTACAATTAAACTCAGTACAGGAGAAGAATTAGTAGCACGTTTTGATGCAGATACAGGAAGTGAGCTAAAAGTAGTTAAACCAACTGTATTAACACTCAATCCAACAGACGGCAGAGCAATGCTTATTCCATGGTTAATGAGTATTGATGCACATGACAGTGCACCTGTTGTTATTAACAAAAGTCAAATTGTTGCAGTAAGCAGACCGATTGACACTCTTGCAAATAGTTATTTAGAATCTACTACTGGAATAGCAAAAGCAGAGGCATCACTCATACTATAAATAGTAGTATGGCACATAGACCCGTTCACAGACATAATGATTTAAGAGATTGTAGCGCAAGAACACGAGCACGAAGTAGAGATGTTCGTGTTAACAGTCGTTGGATTAGTATTCACAATGATCCGAACAGTCACGGCGGCGGCAATTTAAGAGCAACAATTACTGTTGGTAAAGTTCAAGCAAATAATTTACCGGTTATTCTAATACGTGATCCTGCACGACCAGACGGATTATGCCCAGGTGGTGCACACTGTAATCCGAGAGCTAAAACTGCTAGTCCAAATGTACGAGCAGGTAACGGGAGTTAGTAATGGTAGACTATACAGATTTCAAAGCAGGTTTACAAAATGTTAACGATTACTTAGATGGTAAACATCATTTAAGTGGCACTGTTAGTGCAGGCGTTGACGCCGCCAGAATAGTAGTTGGTGCAGAATATAGTTTCACAATGCGTGAAATTATGTGTGGTATACTAAGTGGTAACGGTGTTAAACTTCCAAACTTACAACTTAATTTAAAATGTAGTTTAGATGCATTATTAGCACAGCCGCTTAACATGCAGCAAGAAGTGTTAGATGCAATAACACAAGCAGGTGAAGCACTAAATGATTTTATGGATCACACCAAACTAGACGAAGTGCTAGGTCGTGCTAACCTAATACTAGCTGAAGCACAACAAGTAGCTAGTTTATTAAATTTCTGTGCAAAACCGATAGATCCTGTTGCTATACCTAATATGCTAGAAAGAAGTTTTGGTAGCTTCTTAGGACCAGGTCAAAAAATAATGAACGACTTGGGACAACTTGCACCTAATATGGATGTAAATCTTTGTGGCCAAGCATTTAATCCAAATGCATTTGTTGGAGGACTA